GTTCGTGGGGCTTCTATGGCATTTGACGGCATTGGGAAAGTTGTCGGTAAAGTTGTTTCCAACATTTTCCACATCAAATATGGCGTTCCGACTGAGATTTCCGAACTCGAAGTTTTCATGACCGGGATTCAACAATGGTTTATCGAGGTTCAACAACTCATAGAGCTTGGGACGTATGATCGCCTTGATCGTGAACCAGCCTTGTGTGCTCGCGTTCAAGAGCTCTATCGTCAAGGGTTTCAATTTAATCAACAGGCCGCAGCCCTCAAGCTTGATCGTCACATTATGCAACCTTTTAATGTTCATTGGCAGGCCTTGCGGAAGTATTATGAAAAGGCAGGATCATCAAGTGCGTTTACAAGTGGTCCTCGACACGAGCCTCTTGTTATCTATATGTCTGGTGAGTCCGGTCAAGGAAAGTCTGGCCTCATGTACTGCTTGGCCACAGAATTGCTTAAGATCGATGGAATTCCTCGTGACGTTAAGGGTACTCCTGATGTTACTCAAGAAATCTACACTCGAACTGTGGAGACCGAGTACTGGGACGGATATAAAAATCAGCGGATTTGTCTTTTTGATGATATTTTCCAGATGATTGATACGCCTGCTAATCCCAACCTTGAGATCATGGAAATTATTCGGACTGGAAATCTCACCAAGTTGCCTCTGCATATGGCGGAGCTTTCTGATAAGGGCGCCACATGTTTCAATTCGAAAGTCGTTATTTGCACATCTAATACGCCTATTCATTCTTATTGCCCTCAGTCCATCACGGATGTGGTTGCACTTAAACGTCGTGTAGATTTGAACGTAACGGTTCGCGCTCTCTCAAAATATTGTTCTACCAAGGGGGGGCGAATTGGAATTAATCAACAATTTCTTGATCCTGCTAAAGTGTACAATGAGTTTGGAACACATATGCACCAAAATGTTTATGCGATTCGACTTGAGGATCCCTTGTCTGGAGACGTTATCAAGGTTGATGGGCAAACATGGATTTCGTACCGCCAGTTTATTGCTCTTGCTACTGAAAAATACACCGAAAAGTTCCGGAGAACGGCAGAAATGCATGAATTTCTTGCAAAACTTGCTGTTTCTCCGCCTATCGGTGATGCGCTCCAGACGCGAGAAGCCCAACCCTCGACTGCGCCTCAATTACCTGTTACCCAGATTGGCATTCCTCAGCTCCCAACGTTTATTTCAAATTTTTGGAAGCAACCTCAGGTCGATCCTGTTGAGTTTTCACAAACCAATTTTGATCGCAATACGATTCGTTTGAAAAGCAGGGCTGAGTTGCTCTCACTCTCTTCGCAACAGATTGCCTCTATTGCGAGTGAGATTGAGAATTTGCGTTGCGTCTTTCCGACCCGTTTCGCTAATGATGTTTATGCTCACCGTGGTTTTCTAGTTCAAGAAAACAATGTTCCCCTTTGGAGAACAATTTTGAGTGATCACACTTCCATCATATGGCATGCTTTTTCCTCCTTCGAATTGGTTTCCGCAGCTCGTCGGAGTGTCGTTACAGCTGTTAATGTTGCGCCGCTTGTTGCAGTCATAGTCCCGACTAAAACTTCCGCCTT